AAATGAGTTGTCATAAGGCACTCATGAATGAATTAGAAATAGGAGTGATGATTGATGGCTAAAAAAGCACCTGATGTAGGCGATTATAAATATGGCTTCCATGATGAAGACGTATCGATTTTTAGATCAGAACGTGGCTTAACAGAAAATATTGTACGTGAAATTTCAAGAATGAAAAGCGAACCTGAATGGATGTTGGACTTTCGTTTAAAATCGTTAAAACAGTTTTATAAAATGCCAATGCCACAATGGGGCGGCGACTTATCTGAATTAGACTTTGACGATATTACGTATTATGTTAAACCGTCAGAGCGTTCAGAGCGTTCTTGGGATGAAGTGCCTGAAGAAATTAAACGTACTTTCGATAAATTAGGTATTCCAGAAGCTGAGCAAAAATATTTAGCAGGTGTATCTGCACAATATGAATCAGAAGTGGTTTACCATAACATGGAAAAAGAACTTGAAGAAAAAGGTATTATCTTCAAAGACACAGATACAGCATTAAAAGAAAACGAAGAACTTTTCAAAGAATATTTTGCATCTGTCATTCCAGCAGCTGACAACAAGTTCGCAGCATTGAACTCAGCAGTATGGTCAGGTGGTTCATTCATTTACGTACCGAAAAATGTGAAATTGGACACACCATTACAAGCGTATTTCCGTATTAACTCAGAAAACATGGGTCAATTCGAACGTACATTAATCATTGCTGACGAAGGTGCATCTGTAAACTATGTTGAAGGTTGTACAGCACCAGTGTACACAACGAACTCATTGCACTCGGCAGTTGTTGAAATCATTGTACACAAAGATGCGCACGTTCGTTATACAACGATTCAAAACTGGGCAAACAACGTGTATAACCTTGTGACAAAGCGTACATTCGTTCATGAAAATGGAAACATGGAATGGGTTGACGGTAACTTAGGTTCGAAATTAACAATGAAATATCCAGCATGTGTGTTACTTGGTGAAGGTGCAAAAGGTAGCACATTATCTATCGCTTTTGCGGGTAAAGGCCAAGTTCAAGATGCAGGTGCTAAAATGATTCATAAAGCACCAAACACATCTTCAACAATCGTTTCAAAATCTATTTCTAAAGACGGCGGTAAAGTAGTATACCGCGGTATTGTACACTTTGGACGTAAAGCGAAGGGCGCACGTTCAAACATCGAATGTGATACGCTAATTTTAGATAACCAATCGACATCCGATACAATTCCTTACAACGAAATTTTCAATGACCACATTTCATTAGAACACGAAGCGAAAGTTTCTAAAGTATCTGAAGAGCAATTGTTCTACCTCATGTCTCGTGGTATTTCTGAAGAAGAAGCGACTGAGATGATCGTAATGGGCTTCATTGAACCATTTACAAAAGAATTGCCAATGGAATATGCTGTTGAAATGAACCGTCTCATCAAGTTCGAGATGGAAGGTAGTATAGGCTAGTTGTAACTACTGATGTTATGCGATTTTCATGTTTTAAACATGGGTACTGATACCGTTTTGATACCATTTACTCGTCAAAAATGGCTATGGCATCATGTTTTTTCTGAGTATATAAATGACTATACGTACCCATTGTTTCGGTTATTTGAGCATGACGCATTAATGATTGTAGTACGAATATATCTACACCGTTATTTGCTAGGTAAGATGCATATGAATGTCTTAGGGCATGTATGCTATAATTAGGAAAAGCCTTGTTAAATTTTTTATGAACATGGCTATAATGTTTAGGGGCAAGTCCGCCAAATATAAAATAGTTTTGTTCATCAAAATATTTGTTCATCTGTTTTTCACGTTGGTAGCGTTCAGATAACATTTCATTGATAAATTTAGGTAAAGGTACTATATCTTCAGAACTATCTGTTTTAGGCCGAGGGTATATTGACCGATTAGAGATGTCCATCGTTTTATTGATGGATATTTCTTTTTTATATTTATTGTAGTCTGTCCAAACTAAAGCCATCGCTTCGCCGACTCTTAAACCTGTATAAAACATCAAAGTAAATAGTTCCCGATAATCTTGTTCTTCTACTTCTTTTACACGATCTTCAAATTCTTCTCTCATCATAAAGTTTGGTTTAGGCTTAGTACGTGGGATAGGTTTAATTGATATAGTTGGGTCGATGCGCAATCCAAAATACTTTTTAGCATAATTGATAACCACTTTAAACCCTGACCAAATTGTACGCGCACTGTTAAAAGAATTGATATTATCCATAAGATACTTTCTGAACTCTTGGCATTGTTGCTGAGTAATTTTGTTCATCTTGATGTGCCCAAACTTCGGTTTTATATGCAGTTTGTATTCATTCTCTTTCCGTTTTCTAGTTTTAGGCCGCAGGTCACTATTGTCTAAATAATGATAAAATGTATATTCATATGTGTTCGAATCACTATAGCCTTCGTTGACTTCTGTTAAAAATTCAGCTTCTGCGCTTTTAGCCTCACGTTTAGTCTTAAATCCTCGTTTTAATTTCCTTTTGTTATTGCCGTAAATATCTTTGTACCTAACAGTAAAGTACCATTTATCGCTTTTGTCGTCTTTGTACACCGGCATTTCGTCATTCCTCCTCAAAAAAAGTAAAAAATAATAAGGGTACGTGTGGTACCCGTGAAACCGTATAAAAAAGACGCCTGTATAAACTACAGACGCCACTTATAATTATAAGATTACATTGTTAATTACCAAAAAGGTAACAAGTATATACGTGTTTTAAAGGATGCCCCTTTAATATATTTAAATTATATCATCTTATATCAGGAATCTGCAATATGTTATTATTAAAGGATAGATGGTGCTACCTGTATTTAAAATGTTAGTATAACATCTTAAATACTTCTTTCTATATTCCAATCTTTCAGTATCTTTTCATTAAAATCTACATGCTGATAGTTCTTTAATAGCTTTTCTGTTTTTTTTATAAATTCAGAAACAGCTTCCTGAACAGATAAATCAAATGCTTCTAAATCTTCCAGTTCCGTACCTTTATGAATTAAATCGATTATTTCTGAATTTACGTTTAAAGAAGAAAGTTCCTCCATCATATAGGGTGTGAAAATTATATGTTCTGCATTTTCTATTGAAATAAGATTGTGCTTAAGTTGATGAAATAAACCATGAATAGTTATTAAAGTGAATTTTTCAAGTTGTTCTTTGTTTTCAAATATTAGCATTATTTATTACTCCATCCTGACTTAGTTTTTACATCGAACACTAAACCTGATTTACTTTGGAAATAATGAACTGAAACTTTTTTCTTTCCAATGTATCCATCTTTATATACTTTTTTCCATGGTCCTTTTTCAACCTTTCTAAGTTTGGCTAGTAAGGTTTTATTATTCACGTTATGATGCTTGGTTTTTCCACTAACTGCCCTAAAATTTCGAGGGAATTTCGGTGCATATTTAATGCTTTTATAAAATGTCATACCGTTTTTAACTACATATTTAACAATAGGTCCTATAACTCTAGGTTGTATTGTGGCTTCTTCCTCTATTATGTAGTCAGGCATATTATCTAATAAAGACTCGTTGATTGTGTTATCTTCTAGCCCGATAGAATCGATGCTTTCCTCTTGTAAAGCGATTGCTGAATTTGTTGAATATGAGATTGTAAAAGTTAATAATAATATAAATACAATAATTTTATTTTTCATGTTATACCTCGTATGTTGTGATTAGATACTGACTAGTAGATTTGTTTTATCAATAATTATTATAGATAGGGGGGTGTTTTTGAATATTTTATAATTAGTATGCATGCCCCCACCGCCTTAAAGCGTTTACTAAGTAGGTGTTTTTTAATTTATTTTAACGACCTAGCCCCATGTCAACGATAATATCGCGTTCAATTTCTTCGTTTTTCTTTCTTAATCTCCCGCTTATCAAAAAGGCGTCAATCAAAGACCAAAAACCTAATCCTCCTAACGTAAATGTCATAGCAATAGCGTAACCTATATCACCTAAATAATAACGGTGACCCCCAATTCCTCCTGTAAAAAACCATAACAGCCACATAACGCCTTTACTTTTTTCTTTCTTGTCCATTTCTGAACGTAAAATCATTAAATCATTTTGAGACATGTTCTGTTTTGCTTGTAAATTCATTTTGCAAAACCTCCTATTTTAATTTTATATTAAACGCATAAAGCGATTTAACCAGTTTTATAAATCTTTATATATTATCAGCGGTTCAAACTCAATGATGTATTTACCATATCGAGTTCTTAAGCCATATTTTTGCTTGTAATGTTGTATAGCATCTAGTACAAAATCTTTAGTGACTTCAAAATATGTAGCTAAATCATAAATATTTTGCACACCATAATTAAAGGCGTTAATTAGACCCTGCAAACTTATTACAGATTCGTTTGCAAGGCGTCTTGCTTTTAATTCAAATTTTCGATTAAGCATGTTTGATTGGTCTAAGATGTTTCCGTATGTAATTTTATGATGTGCTATTTCTTCTGCTAATGTTTCGTGTTTTTTATATTCTGTCAAACTATCGTCAATCAATATAACTTGGTCAGAATAAAAACCCTTATAACCATATGGAAGTTTAACAGTATCTTTAATTTTAATATGTTGATTCTCTATTAATAGCTGTTCATACTTAGACAAATATATCTCCCCTTTTATTTATCTTCGTTTTTAAATCTTTCGACTAGAGACATGATATAGTCAATATCCTCTTGTTTTAACTCTCCTTCTAAATGAGCTGCTAAAGTTTGAGGTTTTTCATCTACATCATTTTTTGGAAAGAAATCATCAATGCTACATTTCAATATGTGCGATAATTCAAAAAGTGTATCTTGATTAGCTTTTCTTAGGCCTTTTTCATACCGACTTACAGCTTGTCGACTAACATTCAATTTATCAGCTAAACCTTGTTGAGTTAAACCACGTTTCTCTCTATATTTTTTTATCTGATTTCCAATATAAATTGCTAGTTCTTCATGATTCATTTCCGTTTTCCTCCGTCGTTTTGTTAAATTAATTGTACATTAAATGTCACCAAAATGGTAGCTTTTTTTATCAAAAAAACAAAAAAATTTGCAAAAGACTATTTACATGTCACCAATATGGTGCTATAGTTATATTTGCAAGGAGGTGCTAAACAGATGCAGCATAAACTTTACGGATTAAGAAAAGAGAGATATACACAAGATGAAATGGCTAAAATTTTAAACATTAGCCGAAACTCATATATCAACAAAGAACGAAGCAAAACAGCTTTCACATCCGATGAAATGTTTATTATTTCAAGGTTATTTGGTAAAACAATGGAAGAAATTTTTTTGCCCAGATGTCACCGAAATGGTAACAAAGAGCACCAAAAAACTTAAGGAGGACACTATGGAACAAATCACATTAACCAAAGAAGAATTAAAAGAAATTGTAGCAAAGGAAGTTAGGCAGGCTTTAGGTAAGAAACCAATAAAACAATTTTCGATTTTTAGTGAAGTAAGACTTGATGAAGTTGATATTGCAAATATCAATGAAGACTTTAGTTTTACAAAGTTTATAAAAACACCATTTAGAGGACGCCACTACAAACCTTTAGCTTTACGGAAGTATCCATTTGGAGGCAATGAATATTTTAACGGAAAAGTAAATGACGATCATATACATGATTTTATCAGAAAATTAACTTTAGCAGTTTTTGGTGTTACAAGAAATTCTGATTTGAGTGAACGTGAATACGAAGAAGCTGTTGATATTTATAGACATTTCAAAACTATGTATAAACATCAATACACAAAGCGTTTGTCAAAGCTAACTATTGAAGATTTCGAATAGAAAAAGTCACAAATTAAAGGAGGATACTATGGAGCAAACTACTAACTATAGAATTTACGTAGAAGAAAATGAATGCAATGGATACGTAATATATGCAAACAGTATGAGCGAAGTTTATGGATTAATAAAAAAAGTAGATAGGTTTACAGAAATTAAAATAAGCCCCTCAAAAAAGAAGGGCGTGAAATAAAAAATTAGAGATAATCTTTCAAATGTTTAGAATCGCATATGACATTGCTCCATGCAGCTTCACCCGTCAACGTAGCTACAAACAGGCTGTCATCATTATCAACAAAAAGTTTTAGTTCATCTCTTATTTCTTTTGCACTGAATACTGAGTTAATAAACCAAACAGATTTATTGATTTTTGCAGCATTAGGATAATCCTCTATTCTACTTATCAATTTTGGATAATCCTTACGATCATTTAAGTCATACGAAATGATATAGCTTTTCATTGTTATTCACCTCCTTAGGTTGATAACAACATTATACACGAAAAGAGGACAACGAAATGCAGGAACAAAACAAAAAAGCCATCTATTACTACTATGATGAAGAAGGTAATAGACGACTTTGGAGCGTAACTAACCTAAACGAATCTGTTGTAAGTGGACACAAAGCTAGAATTGAATTTTTCAAAAAGAAAAACCCTGATGTAGATAATCTATTCATCCAAATAGACGGTGTTGAATTTAAATTACTGTAAGGAGGATTAACATGTTTTCTTTAATCGTAAGCATTTTAGCAATAATTCTATCAATTATCACAATAGCAATTAATTCAAATGATAAGTAATCAAGGAGGGACTACTATGGAAGAGAAAAAGATAGATTTGAGGTCGCTAACTAAAGATGAATTTGAAGGTATTCGTATTCCAGTATTATTTTTAAAAATTCAACTTTTTTTCGTTGAAAACGATATAAGCGAAGAGGACTGCAAGGTACTAGCTCGCATGCTCAACGCTTATTACGAAGATTAAATTCTTAAATCATTTCTGATTTTAAGACCGTTAGATTTTTGTCCAGGTTTTTTCTTCTTTTGTTCATCGACAATAGTTTGATTGTATTCAACTGCTCGCTCAAAAGCTTTTATATACAAATCAAAATAGTGTTCAACAGAAGAATCTGCGTTTTCTGCTTTTGAAACATTTGGGTTAGAAACAAAAGCGGATGCAAACTTATCTGGATCAATAAACTGTTTCATTATGTAACACCCCCAATCTAACGCTACTGCGTTAGATACATTATACACAACACTTTAACAGAAAGGAGCATTTAAAAATGCAAAATTTACAAGTATTTCAAAACTCTCAATTTGGGGATTTGGAGATTCTGACTATCGAAGGAAAAGAATGGTTTCCGGCAATTAAGGTCGCTGAGGTACTAGGTTATTCCAATCCAAGAAAAGCTATTAGAGACCACGCCAAAGAAAAGGGGGTAACGATTCGTTCCGTCCTTTCAAATGGTGGTATGCAAGACAAAAAATTCATTAATGAAGGGAACTTGTACAGATTAATCACTAAATCCAAACTTCCTCAAGCCGAACAGTTTGAAGAGTGGGTCTTTGAACATGTTTTGCCGACCATAAGAAAAACAGGAACATATCAAGTTCCAAGTGATCCTATGCAAGCGCTAGAATTAATGTTCGAAGCTACTAAACAAACCAAAGAAGAAATCGAAAGTGTAAAAGCAGACGTTATTGATTTAAAAGATAACCAAAAGCTTGATGCAGGTGAATATGGTTTGGTTACTAAAACTATACATCAACGCGTTGCATACATTAGACAAATTCACGGATTACCTAATAGCAAAGAGGTTAATAAACCACTTTACCAAAACATTAACAATGATGTAAATACAATGGCCGGAATTAAAACGAGAACGCAGTTAAGACAGAAACATTTTAACGATGTAATGGAAATCATTACAAATTGGTTTCCATCACAATCAACAATGTACGTAATTAGACAACTTGAAATGGACTTTGAGGAGGGGGGCAAATGAAAAAGCAATTTTTGACCATAAAAGAATTACAAGTTTTAACTGGTGTATCGAAAAGTAAGGCTACATCTATCGCTAAAGCTTTAAATGAAGAAATGGAAGAAGAGGGATTTGTTGCTATTAGAGGTAAAATTCCAATTCAATTAGCACGCGAAAAATTTCCGTATAACGATTTGTCAGATGAAGCTGTTAAAGAATTGGAGGAACAGGCATGCAATATTTGATCGCATGGTTCAACACTGTAGCAGTAGCCATCGTACTAACAACAATACTCGCTTTTGCAGACGTATACTTCACTACACTATTATTCGTTGTCATCATTGCAGAAGCGGTGACGTACAACGGCACTAAAGCAGTGTACGAAGCATTAAAAAAGACTGACAGCAACGGCAATTGCTAATCAGTCGAGGATAGTTATCTTTCGAAAAATTACTATCCTCAATATACAACGAAACAGGAGGATAAGCAAATGTATTTTCCGAATGGAGAAGAATATAGCGGAATCATTGAAGTTGAAGGCTTCAAATTCCGGAAATACGTCACACGACAAGATGACCATATCTTGATTGAAGTAACTAATATGACGTACGGAGTTATAGCGGAAACGAATGTCTACAACTTATCAGATGTAGACATTGCGCAGGAGGTACTCAGTGCAGCGGTTTATGACTATATCGAAAACCAAACAGATGAGCTAGACAAAATCATGGCTCATCTAATCAAAAACTAGGAGGGATCAACATGGAAAACGAAAAAATGTTAATCACATTAGAAAGATACGACCAACTCATCGCAGAAAGAGCGGTTTACAAAAATGAAGCTCAACGTTTAGAAGATGAAAATATCGAGCTTAAAGCTCAAATTAAGGATTTGGAAGAAGAGAATAATAAAATTCCATCGATTCATTTCAACACACCAAAAACTACTGATGAAGAGGAGGTGTTAATCGTTGACGACACTATTTAATTTGACAGACGCGTATCAACAAGTTTATGACCTCATAGCTGAACAAGGTGATGAGACTGTGCTAATCGAGACACTACAAAGCATCAATGACGCTTTAGAAGAGAAAGCGGACGGATATGTAGCTGTAATCAAAACACTGGAAGCTGACAACGTCGCTATTGATGAAGAAATCAAACGCCTACGTCAACGTAAGACATCAAACCAAAACGGAATCAGCAGGCTTAAAGAATCATTGCAGTTCGCAATGGAATCAACAGGCAAAGAGAAGTTCAAAACGGCGCTGAACAGTTACAGTATCGCAAACAATCCACCGAGTTTGGACATTACCGAAGAATCGTTGATACCGTCCGAATATTGGGTGTCACAAGCACCGAAGTTAAACAAAAAAGACTTGCTTAAAGACATTAAGAATGGTGCTGATATCAAAGGCGTCGAAGTGAAGCAAACTAGAAGTTTGAGGGTGAGATAAGTGGCTGAACTAAACCTATATCAAAAAATAGCAGATGTTAAAGCCAATGTGGACGGTTTTACTAAAGACGCTAAAGGATACAACTACGATTATGTAGAAGGTAGCCAAATTTTACACAAAATACGTCCAAAGATGGAAGAGTACGGATTGATTATGTATCCATCTGTTGAACGTTACGAACACTTTGAAACTAAAAATAGTAAAGGTAAAACAGAGCATGCGGTTATGTTAGCTATCAAATATCACATTATCGATAGCGCAACGAAAGAAGAGCTAGCAATTGACTTCGCTGCTTTCGGACAACAACAAGATATTGCTCAAGCCTATGGTACGGCACTTACTTATGCCGAAAGATACTTTATTTTAAAACTCTTGAATATACCAACGGACGAAGATGATCCAGATGCGCAACAGAAAAAACAAAGATATACAAAGGCTGACAAACACGATATTGAAGTATTGAAAAACGAAATAGAAGAGTTTGCAAAAGCTGTAGGAGATACAGAACAAAACGTAAGGATAGGGTTAAACATTTTATCTTACGAAAAACTAAGTTCCGCAGACGCAATGCGAGCGTTACAACAAGTGATTGAATTAAAAAGACAATATGGAGGTAACATCCAATGATTAACAATGTAACTTTAGTTGGACGATTGACGAGAGACCCTAATATCAGAACGACACAAAGCGGTGTGACAGTGGGGCAATTCAGTTTAGCAGTTGACCGCCACTTTACAAATCAAAATGGTGAAAAAGAAGCAGATTTTCCAAACGTTGTCGTTTTCCGTAAACAAGCTGAGCTAGTCGGTAAATATTTGTCTAAAGGGAGATTGTGCGGTGTTGTAGGACGTTTACAAACTCGTAAATACGACAAAGACGGCCAAACTGTTTTTGTTACAGAGGTTGTAGCTGATTCTGTGCAATTTTTAGATAGCGGAAATAATCATCAGCAAAACAACACTTACCAACAAAACAGCGGATATCAAGCACCACAGAATAATGGTTATCAACCACCACAGCAGACGCAGCAAACAGGATATCAACCACCACCAAACAGTTACCAACCACAACAGAATAATAACTATCAACAGGCACAACCGCCGCAGAATAATGCATATCAACCGCCACAACAAACACAACAAGTGCCAAACGGGCAAAACCCTTTTGCTAACGCGAATGGACCTATCGACATTAGTGATGAAGATTTGCCTTTCTAGATGAGGTGATTTGATGTCACGCATTGTAAATCATCAACAAAATTATGACGGCACTTTTACAGTCGTCATAGACGATGTCGAATTGGGCAACAAAGAAACATTATTACTAGACAACAGGCTTGATGTAGAAGTCGAGGTCAAGCCCATTGATCCATACGCTATAACGGATAAACAAAGGCGTAAAATATTCGCCTTGTGCAACGACATAGAAGAGTATACAGGTCAACCTAGAGAATACATGCGCTACATGTTTATGGACTATGTATCGTTTGTCGAGGGTTACGACAGACTATCACTTAGTAATTGCAGCAGGACACAAGCAAATCAAGTTATTGAAGTGATACTGGATTGGGTTTTCCACAACGACATACCGCTCAACTATAAAACAAGCGACCTACTCAAGCAGGATAAATCATTCTTGTACTGGGCGACAGTTAATCGTAACTGCGCGATATGTGGTAAACCACACGCTGAACTAGCGCATTATCAAGCGGTAGGGCGTGGACGAAACAGACACAAAATAGACCATACAGATAATAAGGTACTTGCGTTATGCCATAGACATCATACAGAACAGCACAATATAGGCATGGACAGTTTTAACGACAAATATCACTTGCATGATAGTTGGGTCGATGTTGACGAACGACTTAATAAAATGCTGAAAGGAGGTAAAGTTGATGAATAAATTGCTAATTGATGACTATCCGATACAAGTCTTACCAAAATTAGCAGAAACAATCGGATTGAATGAAGCGATTATTTTACAACAAATTCATTATTGGTTGAATAACAGCAATCATCGATATGATGACAAGAAATGGATTTACAATTCATATCCGGAATGGCAAAAACAGTTCCCTTTTTGGTCGCTAATGACTATCAAAAGAGCAATATATAGCCTCGAGAAGCAAGAATTGCTAATAGTAGGCAATTATAACAAGGCTAAGTTCGATAAAACAAAATGGTATTCGATTAATTATCATACTCTCGAATCAATGATACGACCATCGTACCAAAATGATACGACGAGTGTATCAAAAAGAAACGACGGAGCGTACCAAAATGATACGACCAATACCATAGACTACACAGAGACTAACAAACAGAAAGAGACAGACGACGTATCACATATATTCCAATTAATCAGCAAAGAAGTAGAGATGATACAAAATCCGCTAAAAGCACAAGAATTAGAACAAGCGATAGAATCTTTTGAAAGTAACAAAGTGGAGATTGTACAAGTTGCTATTGATTACTGTAAACAGAACAACAAAGGTATTAACTACCTTATCAAAGTTTTGGATAACTGGAGTAAAGAGGGCATTAAAACGAAAGAAGAAGCAAGAAAGAAGATAGAACCTAAAAAAACTAAAAAGACAAATGACTTTTTAGAACAGAAAAGACAAGAGTTATTTGGAGGTTGATTATATGCCTATGACCGAACAAGAGGCTTTTCAACTCATATCTTTAGTGAGTGACAGCTACAATATGGAATTCCATAAATCCAGATATGATGCGTGGACATCAATACTCATTAAAGAAGGCGATTATGAAGCTTCAGTTAAAAAGTTGAAGAATTACATTAAAGAAAGTAAATACAAACCAACGTTAGCTGACGTCTTAGCGATTAAGCCCAAAGAGTTTGTAGCAGAAGAAAAACCGAAAGAAGAAACCCATCAATATAAATTGAAACATGATCCTGAATACGCTGAGGAGTGGCGAAAAGTTAAAGAGCGTGGCTTTCAATTGTTACAGGAGTTGAAAGCTGATGATTGATAGATTGAGCACCGAAGAAGCAATTCTCGCTAATTTGATGAAAAACCCTGACTTGTTCCCAAAATTCAAGTTAAGATCTGATATGTTTGTCGACGAGGATATACGTAAGATTATCGAGTTTATCAAAGACGCCGGTGTAGTAAATCCGAATGAGATTTATTTTAAGTGCCGTGACGATAAAGATTTCGTAGACGTTAAACGATTCACACAGATAAGTAAGTCAAACGGGACTGACCGCATGTTTTTTATGGACGACCAAATCAACTTGTTAGATGACTACATTACACGTAAGGCGATTGAAGGTTCGCAAAACTTTTTAAGCAATCCTAGCAAAAAGGACTTTGTCTATTTACTCGATGAGTTAAACAGTCTTAAAGACATCACAATCGAAAAAAGCAACAAGACAGATGAATTTTTGTCGCAAGTGATGGAAAGTGTTCTGAGTGATGAACCACCACAAACTATACACACCGGCTTTGGTAAATTAGATGGATTGATACACGGATTCGAGCGAGGCCAATTAAACGTCATCGCAGCACGTCCATCGATGGGAAAAACCGGACTTGCACTTAATGCGATGTGGAACATTGCGAAACGGGGCTATGAAGTATCATTTTTCAGTTTAGAAACAACAGGCGACATAGTTATTAAACGTATGATAGCGATGATTGAAGCTATTTCATTATCGGATATTAAACGCCCTTTTGAGTTAGGGACTGAAAAGACCTCTAAAGTTATGGAAGGGATCAACAAGATTAAACAACACAAGATAAACATATACGACGAAAGTCACTTAACACCATCGAGAATAAGAGAACAAGCAGCTAAACCATCAGACAAACCGCAAGTCATATTTATCGACTATTTGCAGTTAATGGAATCAGACGCACCAACAAACGATAGACGTGTTGATGTAGAGAAGATAAGCCGTGACCTAAAAATTATCGCAAACGAAACAGGTTGCATCATCGTGTTGCTATCACAATTGAATCGTGGTGTAGAATCTCGGAACGACAAACGTCCGATGATGAGCGATTTAAAAGAGTCTGGCGGAATAGAAGCAGACGCAAGCATGATATTCATGCTGTATCGCGATGATTATTACAACAGAGATGAAGCACAGCAAGAATCATCTGACATGTCTGAATTAGAAGTTATAGTATCGAAAAATAAAGATGGTGCAACAGGTACGGTTAAGTTTCAGTATTACAAAGCAACGCAGAGGTTTTTCACATGACCGTGCTAGAAATGAAAGAATTTTTAGGAGACCTCTACAGAAGCACATACAAAGACGACACGCTCATTCAAATCAATTTGGTACAAATGGGTTGGGCGATTGAGAGGTTGCTTGTGAACGAGCGTATAAACCCGTTTGACGACTATGACGAAGTAAGTCGATTAATATACGACGAAATCGACTTTAAACAAAGGAGTAAACATGAAAAAACGAATTGAAATATTTTACTTAGAAAACGACAAGAATCTTGGTAACCCTAAAGGGTCATCAAGACCGAGATTCAGCGGAGGCGGGCATACTTACATGCCTGCACCGTATGTAAAGCATAAAAAGTTTGTAGCGGAACAGTTACCGGATTTGATGATAGATAAGCCGATACGGCTCACAGTTGAGTTTTACTTTAAGCCTAGTAAGTCGTGGGCGAAACACAAGAAGGAATCGCATATTGGACAGCCGCATAGTATTAAACCTGACATTGACAACTTATTAAAAACAATACTTGATGCAGGCAATAACAAGCTGTGGACGGACGATGTATTGATATCAGAAATCAGAACATTCAAAAAATGGGATAGTGTAGCACGGACGGTGCTAATCATTGAGGAGCTGAATAACGATGAACAAGATGTATAACTTGTACAACAGTAACAAAGAACCAGTTGTAGTAGTTAGTCGGAATATTGACGGACAATATCACATCAAAGGATTAGACAACACACAACTAGCGCACATCAATCGTACTGTTGACGATATAGATGACTTCAAAAGTACATTCAATCTTTTGAGCTTTGAAGAATTAGGGCAGTTAGATTTGATGGAATTATTGGATTTTTAGGAGGTAGTGAGTATGACTGAAGCATTTAGCGCTGAAGAAATCGAAGTCATGGAACTAAATAAAGAGCATTTGAAGAATCTAAACAGTTAAGTTTTTTTGAGGTGTGAGGTTAGATGATTAAAATTTTAGAATTATTCGGTGGCATAGGTGCGCCTAGAAAAGCTTTGTTGAATCTAGGTTATCCACATAAGGCGATTGATTATGTAGAGATTGACGAAAAGTCAGTGCGTACGTATAACGCTTTATACGACCACCTACACAAACCTCAGTCGGTCGTCGGTTGGAACTTAAAGCCTGATATTTTAGTACACGGCAGTCCGTGTCAGGACTTTAGTAGAGCAGGCAAACGATTGGGTGGCAACGACGAAGATAAGACACGCTCATCTTTGATGTGGGAGACCATTCGAATCATTGAGAATATGGGCAAATGGAAACCGAAAGTCGTTGTTTGGGAGAATGTCAAAGGTGTACTAGCGAAAGACATGATTCATAGCTTCAAAAAGTATTTTGTAGAAATGGAGCGTTTAGGATACACAAACAGCTATCAAGTATTAGACGCTAGAGACTTTGGTATACCTCAAAAGCGTGAACGTGTGTTTGTTGTCAGTATGCTAGATGGTCATTGGTTCAATTTTGACACACTAGAGCACAAACCGATGAGAAGCGTCGGCGAATTTATATTAGATCAAGCAGACGACAAATACACAATCACGTCACCGTCAATGTTACGAGCAATTAACAAGCGTGACGGTTTTGGTGGAGGATTAAAACCGATTGAAGAATACAGTTGGACTATCACTACAAAGCAAAACAGAGTACCTAATAGCGGAATTGTGGCTATTGGAAACGGTAAATATAGATTGCTCACAGAATTAGAATGTTGGCGCTTAATGGGTTTTGACGACGAGGATTACTACAAAGTTGCAAATGAACACCCTACGCGCAAAAATGCTACGAACGGCACGTTGTACAAACAAGCAGGCAATAGCATTGTTGTGCAAGTATTAGAAGCTATATTCAAGCAAATTATTGATATGGGTGTGATTAACGATGGATCTATCAGAATCTATTAAACAACGCTATCGCACTGATACAGCAGGCAAATCGCCGACAGAACTACAACGAGAATTACGCAAACGTGGTGTACGTGGTTTTGTGGTTAACGTCAGTCACAATCGCGTAACGATGTTAGTAGACAGGCGCGATGTAAAACGAAATAAGGAGTGTATGAGATGAAACTAGAAGTAGCGTTTTTAGAACGTGATGAATATATCGAATACAAAGAAGTGTTCGGAGGTATTCAATACATTTTTAGCACAGGAACAGGCAGAAAGCTAAGTGTGGTTCGACATAAATTTTCGCACGGTAATGAGTGTGAGCAAGAACTATATGAAATGGCAGACATTACAGACGGAATTGTCGACAATGTGCAAGGTTATTTAACAGCGGAAAGAGTTATCGAAATTTTAGAGGAGGAACGATGATGATTAAAATCTATAAAAATGAGAATGACGAATTGGAATGTCACGTAAATTATGCAGGATATGACTTTAAATTTCAATGTATTAAAAATGGTTTTGGCGCTACTTTTGAGGGGAGCAATTCAACAGAGTATCGAGAATTCGAAAGTTATATCGATGAAGATGGTGAAATATTGGATGATTTACAAGATGTAATGTACCACATTGCTTCTGTATGCAACTGGAGAGAAAGCTTTGGGGAGGAACGAGACGATCTAAAACGCAAATTAGACGATGTAGTTGATTTGTTCAACGCTCACTTACATCACAAAAAAGCATGGTCGGACAATCCTTATTACGACAGAGTGCAACAGAGATTAAATAAAATTATAGAGGAAAACTAAAATGAAAACACTAAAACTATTATTAAAAGTTGGAATAATTAGAGTAGCAATTTACGCATTTAGACAACTATATTTGGCAAATGTAACGCTCAAAGCGCAGCATGATACAGTACCTAAACAAGAACGTGCGTTAATCGATGCTGCTAGAGCTATAGGATTATCTGAAATTGATATAGGCCGCCTTTTAGTTAAAATTAATCAAATTATGGAGGACACAAACAATGACTAATACACTACAAATCAAACTATTATCAGAGAACGCGACAATGCCAAAACGTGAGCACGATACAGATGCAGGCTTTGACATCTATGCAGCCGAAACAGTGGTGCTTGAACCACAAGAGAAAGCGCTAATTGCGACAGATATTGCAGTGAATATTCCTAAAGGTTATGTTGGGTTATTGACTAGCCGTAGTGGTGTGAGTAGCAAGACGCATTTAGTGATTGAGACGGGTAAGATGTTGAAGAAAGAAAAACAAAGGGAGCGTGAGTAAATGATTGAATTGATTGAGATGTATAGAACTAATAAATTAGAAATAGAAAGTTTAAAACTTAGAAAAGACATTTGTAACGATGAAATCGAGAACTGGGGAGCAGTCAGCGTCAACGATAAGGCTAGATTGGGTAAAAAGCACGACTTTTTATCACGTATCAAGCAAACAGATAATGTGGTCGATGAAATCAACGTGATCAATGAGAGGTTGCAAACTTTAAAAACAAGACAGAAAAAGATTCTTGATGTTATTGATAAATTTGAGGGATTAGAACACAAGATACTGAAATTAAGGTTTATTGAAGGGTATAAGTTAGCAGACATCGCTGAGTCTCTAGGATACTCTGAACAGTACATTAAAAACAAACATTCTGAGCTGATGAAAAGAATAGAGTTTAAAACGTCACATAAAAGTAAGGTACTTTAACGTTATTTACGATATTGACGAATTACATTATATTAATAGTGTGCAGAAATGTACGACGATGATTCTTTCGGTTTTGTTGATTCCCATACTCCTTTATTGATATTAATTGAACGTTAAGGCGCCCTAGAGGCGTCTTTTGTGTGCTGATATGAGCTACATTGAATGTGGTTGATATGAGTGCATAACTCAAATAAAATACTCAAAACAAAATCATTAGGCGCTGTTACCCTTTGCAGCGTCTTTTTTGGTATAATTATCTTATAAAAAGGGGGTATTTCTATGTATCATGTATACATGATGGAAATTAATAAAAAAGAAGTACACATCAATACAGAAGTTAAAGTGGAATCTATAAACAGAGAAAAAGAGATAATAATGTATGTTTATAATGAAACACAAGAAAAATATGATTCACGTAAAAAGTTTTTCAACGAATTAAGACATAGCGAATTAGTTAGTTTTGTACTAAAAACACACGATGATGATGAAATTGATTTAAAAAAACTGATAATAGATAACGGGGCTTTAACTATAGACAAAATTCAAAAAGAAAATGAACATTTAATATTTAAAGTGATTATTAAAAAGAGTGATTTTAAACCGCGGAACTATTTTAAAAAATATTAGTATTATTTGCGTAGAGTGCTTTTACAAGTGCTCTTTTTTAATTTATATATGCAATTAGCTTGAGAGTTGGTGGTAAATGAGATGAACGAATTGAATAAACGACAAAGAACATTCGCAGAGGCTTATGCAATACCTGGTACAGAGTGCTATGGTAATGCTACTAAGTCGGCTATTAAGGCGGGTTATAGTGAAAAAACGGCTCGCTCACAAGGTCAAAGGTTGTTGACAGATGATGACATCAAGAACTACATAAAGGGGGTTGAGCAACAACTCTTTGATGAGAATATAATGAGCGGTAAAGAAGTGCTGTATCGACTGACTAAAACTGCACGTGGCGAACATACCGAGGTCGAAGCTATCGTTACGAAAACGGGCGACTACAAGGAGAATCCCGACACCGGCAGAATGCAATTAGTTTATGACGAGGAAGTTCAATTGGTATCTAAGCCGCCGAAAATCAGTGATCAAAACAAAGCGCTCGAACTTTTGGGTAAGCATCACAAGTTGTTTATTGATAAGCAAGAAGTAGAACACAAACTACCGATGTTTGTCGAAAATATTCCGGAAGAGGATTAACATGCATAATGTAATTGATCTAAAGTCGAAAATCGGTGGCGGATACAACAAGTTTTGGAATAACAAAAATTTTTATCGTGTCGTTAAAGGTAGTCGAGGTAGCAAAAAAAGTAGAACGACAGCATTAAACTTCATCTATCGTCTTATGAAGTACGAATGGTCTAATTTGCTTGTGGTGAGACGTTTTAGTAATACAAATAAACAATCGACATATACAGATTTAAAGTGGGCAACTAATCAATTAGGGGTTGCTCACTTATTTAAATTTAACGAGAGTTTGCCCGAAATAACTTACAAACCAACAGGGCAAAAGATATTATTTAGGGGATTAGATGACCCTTTAAAAATCACATCTATTACGGTTGATGTGGGTATTCTTTGTTGGGCGTGGTTTGAGGAAGCATACCAAATAGAAAATTTTGACAAGTTTAGTACAGTAGTAGAATCGATACGAGGAAGTTTAGATGAACCTGAATTTTTCAAACAAATTACAGTTACTTTTAACCCTTGGAGCGAAAGACACTGGTTAAAACCAACATTTTTCGATGAAGATACACGATTGAAAAACGTATATAGCAACACTACAACATTTAGAGTTAATGAATGGTTGGATAAAGTCGATGTAGATCGTTATGAAGATTTGTATCGAACTAATCCACGACGAGCGCGCATAGTGTGTGACGGTGAATGGGGAGTAGCTGAAGGTCTTGTATATGATAATTTCGTTGTTGAAGATTTCGATTGGTTTCAAATATACAAAAAGACTCAATTCAAAGTGCACGGTATTGACTATGGTTTTACGAATGATCCAACTGCATTAGTAAGTGCTGTTGTTGATTTGGATAACAAAATATTGTGGTTATATGACGAGCATTACGAAAAAGGCATGTTATCCGATGACATTTACAAAATGATTGTCAAAAAAGATTTGGAAACGGCAGAGATAAAATCAGAAAACGACATGCGAATGATAGCAGAGTTAAAAAATAAAGGTGTAAAAAGGATAGTACCTGCAGTTAAAGGCCCACATTCTATTATGCCAGGCATTCAATACGTTCAAGGTTTCAAGATATATATACATCCTAGTTGTGTTCACACGATAGAGGAATTTAACACGTACACCTTTGAACAAGATAACGAGGGAAATTGGATAAACAAACCTATCGACAAGAACAACCATGCACTCGATGCGCTAAGATACGCGTTGTCTGATTTGATATTTAAGTCTAAGAAAAATGACAAAAATACATTACGCAAGATTAAAAGTATGTTTTAAGGAGGCTATCAATGACTGTATATACAATCAATAACATCAATACAAAGTTTTCACCTCTTGCAAACGATGATTTTGTTGTCAGCGATTTAGTAGAATTATTAAAAGAGGAAAACCTCAGAAACTTCATAAGCAGACATCAAGTTGAACAAGTACCACGTTTAGAAATGCTAGAAGCCTATTACTTGAACAGAAACACCGACATTCTAGCTGGTGAACGTCGATTGCAAAAATATGGGGACAAGGCTGACCACAGAGCAGTACATAATTACGCGAAGTACGTGTCACGTTTTATCGTTGGTTATCTCACAGGAAACCCTATAACAATTACACATCAGGACAATCAAACGAACGACAAAATCATTGAGCTGAACGATTTGAATGACGCTGATGAGGTTAACAGTGATTTAGCGTTGAATTTGTCTATTTATGGACGCGCTTATGAGATTGTATATCGTGATTTTGAAGATAAAGACACATTCAAAGTGTTAGATCCTAAAAGCACTTTCGTAGTATATGACCAAACGTTAGATAAAAAAGTTGTTGCAGGCGTAAGGTACTTTGAAAAGCAAGATAAGGACAAAGTACCAGTTCAGCATGTCGAAGTATATACGACAGATAAGATTTACTATATTGAAATTAAAGGTGGCACATATCATCGTGTAGAAGAAGTGGAACATTACTACAACGATGTACCTATCATTGAATATCTCAATGACCAATTTAAGCAAGGTGACTTTGAGAATGTTATTACTTTAATTGATTTGTACGATAGTGCGCAGTCTGATACAGCTAACTACATGACTGATTTAAACGATGCTATGCTTGCTATTATCGGTAACGTAGATTTAGACAGTGAAGATGCTAAAGCGTTTAGAGATGCGAATATGATTCATCTAGAGCCTGGTACAAATGCGAATGGCTCAGAAGGCAAGGCGGAAGTTAAGTATGTTTATAAACAGTACGATGTTGCAGGCGTTGAAGCGTATAAGAAGCGATTGCAAAACGACATTCACAAGTATACAAATACGCCTGATTTGAATGACGAACAGTTTAGTGGTGTTCAATCCGGAGAAGCTATGAAATACAAGCTATTCGGTCTTGAACAAGTCAGAGCGATTAAAGAGCGATTGTTTAAAAAAGGATTGATGAAGCGGTATAAGTTGTTATTGAACAATGTTAATTTGACGGGATTAAAGCAACATAATTACGCAGATCTAACAATTACGTTTACGCCTAACTTACCAAAGTCTATGATGGAATCTATCAATGCGTTTAACGCGCTTAGTGGTGGTGTATCTGAAAGCACACGTTTGAGTTTGTTAGACTTTATCGATAATCCTAAAGAAGAACTCGATAAGATGCACGAAGAAGAAGCGCAACGAGAGAAGCAAGCGGATAAGCGAGGATATGGTGAAGCTTTTGAAAATCATGCGAATGTAGATGATTCTAATGGCTGATTCACTCGATTACTGGTTAGAGCGTGCGCAAAATACTATAAACAGTGAATTGATAGAAGATGCAAAGGCAGCGGCTGAATTACAACGTATAGTCACATTGATGTATGCTGAGATTGCAAAGGAACTACTTGCATTTTACGCTAAATACGCGACCGCTGAAGGTCTTACGATTGCCGAAGCTAAGAAGATCGTTGATGAATTTGATGTCGTCGCTTTTCAGAACAAAGCTAAAGTGTTGGTTAAAAACAAGGACTTTAGCAAAGAAGCAAATAAGCAACTTAAAAAGTACAATACTAAGATGTATGTATCGCGCGAGAAGTTGTTAAAGCAGAATCTTGATTTGTTGGTGACTGAAGCAAGTATCAAACTAGAAAATCACATAGAAAAGTCGTTAGTTAAAGCTATTGATAGAGAAGTAGAGCGGCAATCAGGCATTTTAGGTACTGACATCAATGTTACTGACAAGAAGATTAAGGCAGTTGTTAATAGTAACTTCAAAGGTGTTACATGGTCAGAACGCTTGTGGGACGATATGGATCTAGTGCGCAAGGAAGTCGAACGAGTTGCAACAAATGTTGTTAACAGAGGTCGACACCCGAACGAATACGTTGCTGACTTCAAAAAGAAAACAGGTGCTACAACACATGATGCTAAACGTTTACTTGTTACTGAATCAGCACGTGTGCAAACGGAAGCACAAAAGCTGTCATACCTTGAAACGCTCGGCGAAGATGGTGAATATGAATTTGTTGCGAAACGTGATGAAAAGACATCTAAAGTGTGTCGTCATCATGATAAGAAAGTATACAAAGTTAAGGACATGGTACCAGGCGTTAATGCTCCTCCTATGCATCCACATTGTAGAAGTACGACGATACCACATATAGGTAACTGGCGTGATGATTTCTTTAAGAAGCGGAAGGGTAAGTATAAGTTAGACGAAGAGGAAACGACACAACTTTTAGCTAAAAAAGAAATGACGGATGCCATTGATAGTGGTAAAATAAAAGTTGAATTGAACGTTGAAAAGCAGAATCGACACCAATTAGGTCATCAATTGTATGAAGATTATAAGAAAAAGAATTTACAAAAAGGTAAGGCAATACCAAGTTATACGCTATTAGATAACAGTGAATTAAATTCATTAATACATCAAAAAGCGGGTAAAGGTAGTTTAATCGCGGATGACTTTGGGAACTGGAAAAATAAAGAAATTATTGATTTTGGTAAGATTATCGGTAAAGATTATATTGACGGTGAATTTATAGAAACAAAACGAGGAACGGTACACTACTCGAAAACTGGAAGTCATATAATACCGAACGGAAAGGGTGAAAAGCGATGAAACTATGGACATATGTAGGAAAAAAAGTAAAGATAGAGTTAACTAACGGAAAAATATTCATCGGGAGAGCCGCTGGTTACGATGATGAAATGGATAATGAAAGTGGAGAAGATTCTATACATTTAGATAGTGGCAAACTATTATATGATTTTGATGAAAGCCAAATTAAATCGATTGAAGTTTTAGATTAAGCACCTAACCGATAAAAATGGTTGAGGTGCTATTTTTATACGCAATTTTAAGCTACTGTGCTGCAGTGGCTTTTTTTATTGCCCAAACCATGCTTATGGCGTTAAAAGATGCAAGCGTAGTCCAAACCATGCAATGACATAAAACTTGCAAGAGTAGATTAAAATGAGGTGTTTACATGAATACTCAAGACAAAGTTAAATTCAATTTGCAGTTTTTTTCAGAGAGTTTAAATAAAGATAGTCTTAATGATGATCTTGAAAAACCAAAAGATACTGATTTAGATTCTGATGAAGAAACAAAAACATACACTGAAGAAGAATTTAACAAAAGACTGCATGATGAGTTAAGTCGTCGAATGAAGCAAAAAGAGAAAGAAAAGCAAGAAGCAGTTGAAGAAGCTGCTAAATTAGCAAAAATGAACAAGGATCAAAAAGCAGAATATGAACGCGAAAAGCTAGAAGCAGAATTAAAGCAATTGCGTGCTGAAAAAGCTATGAATGAGATGCGTTCAGAAGCCCGTGTGATGTTCAAAGACAAAGATATCGACGTAAGTGATGAGTTACTAGACATTGTTGTGTCTGATAGCGCTGAAACGACAAAAAATAACGTTGACAACTTTACAAAGATTCTTGATGAAATGGTTCGAAAGAAAGTTCAAGAAACATTAAGACAAAATTCGCCGAAATCTTTCAGTAAGAGCGGATTAAGTCGAGATGAAATCCTTGCGATTAAAGACGATAGCGAACGACAAAGTGCTATCGCACAAAACATGCACTTATTTAACTAAAAAACGGAGGTAATTTTATGCCAGCAGAAAACAATTTAATCAATGTGGAAGCATTAGGAAAGGCAAAGTCTATTGATTTTGCTAATAAGTTAGGTGTGGGATTAACCAAATTATTTGAAGCTTTAGCGATTCAAAACAAAATCCCTATGAACGTAGGTTCAGCACTTAAACAATATCGATTCAAAGTAGAAGATTCTGAAAAACCAAACGGAGATGTAGCAGAAGGTGACGTAATTCCTTTAACAAAAGTAACTCGTGAACAAGTTGATATTACTGAATTACAGTTTGCTAAATACCGAAAATCAACGTCAGCCGAAGCGATTCAAGCGCACGGTTACGACTTAGCAATCAATCAAACTGATAACGAAATGATTAAGTACGTTCAGAAAAAGTTCCGTGCTAAATTTTTCGGAACGCTAAAATCAGCAATTGAAAATGAAGAACGTACAAACAAAGCGAAATTAAGCGCTAAAAACTTACAAGGTGCTTTATCTAAAGGACGTGCAAACTTGTCTGTGTTATTAGACGACGAGATTACACCTATCGCTTTCGTAAACCCCAATGATACTGCTGAATATTTAGCAAACGGCTTTATTAACTCAACAGGTGCGCAATTCGGTGTGAACCTCTTAACACCTTATGTAGGCGTTAAAATTGTAGAGTTTGCAGACGTGCCACAAGGCGAAGTGTGGATGACAGTGGCTGAAAACTTAAACGTGGCATATGCTAATCCACGCGGTGAGTTAGCACGTGCATTTGCTTTTGCAACTGATGCGACTGGTTTCGTTGGTGTGTTACATGACATTCAACCACAACGTTTAACATCAGACACTATTTATGCATCCGCTATCTCAATGTTCCCAGAAAACATCGACGCGGTTATTAAAGTAACTATCAAAGCAGACGAAGTGAGTAATTTACCCTCGTAAACCCCAAAAAATCGAAATCACACCGAACGCAAAATCGGTAAATATTTCGGTTGAATAGGGGATTTCAAAATTGAGTAGGAGGTATTTAAATGACCAGAAAACTAAAGTTATACAGCAATGATGAAGTTGTTGCATCTGCAGAGGGAGATGGACGTGTTAACGTAAGTCTTTCAGGCTTAGAGCCTGCAACAACTTATCCTAAAGGTAAATACAAAGTTGCTTTTGAGGAAAATGGTAAAGAATCAGAAAAAGTTGATGTACCTGAATTTACTACAAACTCAATCTTAATCACGAGCATTAGCTTTGTGCCTGAAAGTAAAACGATTACCAATGGTACAAATGAACAATTAGAACCTAATATATCGCCATCCACAGCAACTGATAAATCGTTAAGTTATGCATCTAATGCACCTGAAACCGTATCTGTTGATGAAAACACAGGAGTGATTAATGCATTACAAACTGGTGAAGCGGTAATTACAGCGACGACAAAAGATGGTAGTAATAAAACAGCACAAATCACTATTACAGTTGAATAGTGGTGATTAAGATGAGTTACTTAGACGACGTTAAAAGTCGTATAGGATTGAATGATAGCGAGCAAGATAAACAGCTAAATTCTATCATCGACAATGTTGCTGCTGAATTGTTATCGAGATTGCCGGTAGACACAATTAGCATTCCTGACAGGTTACGATTTATAGTCGTTGAAGTTTCAACAAAACGGTACAATCGTATCGGTGCAGAAGGTATGTCTACAGATTCGCAAGACGGTCGTAGTAATAGTTTTGAGCGTAATGATTTTGAAGAATATCAAGGTATTATTGATGCTTTGTATCCTAAGCTTGATTCAAGTGAGCGAGGGAGCGTGAATTTCTATTGAGGTATTCAGAACGAGTCGACCTTGTCGTTGAAGAGCGAAGTAAATATAATCCTTTGACCAAAAAGAAAGAAGCCACTTACAAAACATATACAAAAATACCGTGTAATGTTAATAGATTGTCGAGAGAGCGTACTCAGCTCGAATTTGGCGAAATGGCTAAAGATGTATCGGTAGTGCGTTTGCCTAAACAATTAAAATTCGAACCAACACACGTCTTGTTAAAAGGCAGAAAATACAAAGTCATGGATATCCGTGTGTACGATCATAGCACTTCACTTTTTATAAGCGAGGTGCTTTTTTAATGCAATCTAGAGGGTTTAAGGGTTTAATGAGTCACCTAGAAGAAATGTACGATGACATAGATGATGATGTTGATGAGATTCTAAAAAACAATGCTATTGAAGGTATTGGAATTGCAGTATCTAATGCTAAAAAAGTGATGAATAAGGGTTATTGGACTGGTAATCTAGCTAGGTCAATAGAAGTAAAAAAAGTGGGAGAACTACACTATCGTGTTATTTCTACCGCCCATTACAGCGGCTTCCTTGAATTTGGTACACGATACATGGAAGCGGCACCATTTATGTTTCCAACTTATCAAACATTGAAAAAATCAACGCTTGAAGATTTAAGACGGTTGTTGAATGGTTAGCGAGGTGTTACATGTTAAAATCCACAGCGCAACAAGCTTTGTTTGACTATATTTATTCTGCTTTAGAGGGATACGGATTTGATGTTATTGATTTTAAAGAATTGAACACTCAAATCTCATATCCCTTTTTTGTTGTTAGAAATGTAGATATAAACAAAACTAAGTACAATATGGATAATTTCGGCGGTGAATTAACCGCCACAATTGACTTTTGGACTTATGCAGACGATAGAGGACGACATGACAGTATTGTGTATTCGGTCGATACTGAGTTCTCTAATATCGATAGCGTAGAAGGTTATCAACTAATGATTGATGACATGGATATTAAGACATTAAATGATGTAGAAAATAGCGATAGGCAACTACTACACACAGTGTTTATCGCTAATTACAAATTATTTTAAATAGGAGGTCATAATGAATGGCTAAAAAAGACAGTAAAGACAGATTGTTTTTATTCCGAATTGCCGGTCAAAAAGTGGATGCTAAAAAGATGATGTTTTTAACTGAGTATAGTGTGTCACTTGAAGCGGATTCTGAAAATGAAGATACGATGGATGATTCTTATTCGACTGGTGGATCACTTGAAAATACCATCTCGGCTACAGCTAAAATGGACTATCGTGACAGTTTTGCTGATGAAGTTGAGGATGCAGTACGTGATGGTATCATTTATGAAGCGTGGGAAATTGAAAGCAAAGTAGAAGGTAAAGGCGAAAACGAAGGTAAGTTCAAAGCGAAATATTATCAAGGTAAATTCAAGAAGTTTGAGTCTAAAGGAGAAGTCAAAGGCGTTGACGAATACGAAACAGAATTTAATGTTTTCGGTAAATATCAACGTGGATTTGCGACAATTCCTGAAACGATTAAAACGAAACTTGAACTCGCAGGATATCGATTCCACAACACGACTAAAGACGACCCTGCAACAGAAATTACGCAAAACATTCCACAACCTACAGTCGATACTGAGGATATGGAAGATTCAAGTGGCGACATGGTGTCAGGCGTTGCTAAACCAACGAATGTGCAAGCGGTACCTAACGCGAAATCAGTTAGCATCTCTGCGGAATAATTAACGGGCTTAATTGCCCGTTTTTTTGTACTTAAATTTAAATTATGGAGGCTTTTTAAATGGTTACAGTAAAAAATGGAAAACACGAATTAGAATTGAAGTTTGGATTAGGTCAATTAACATCTATCGATAAAGCATTAGGATTGAATGTTGAAAAGGTTAATCTAGGCGAGGGCTTATCAATGCTAATCCCTAAGTTAGAAAGCGGAAACATTATTGGCTTAGCTAAAATTGTTAATGCTGCAACGTTAGGGCAAAAAGGACGTCCGAAAACAGATGAAGAGCTTGAAGAAGTATTAATCAATGCGCGTGATGAATATGGTTCGTTCAAGAAGTTCGGTCAAGCTATCATTGATGTTTTGGGGGAGCGACCATTGACCCGCGACCTAGTACAGGATCACCTGAAAGACGAAGAAGCGGAGACAGTGATGGAAGAATAATAACATACAGCAGAATTGTAATCGCGTGCATGTCAGATTTAAAAATGACCAGTTTAAAACAAATCAATGAAATGACTTTGACTGAGTTTAACTATCGCATGTATGCATTACGATTTGATGTTTTGAAAGAAGAATATGAGCGTTACAAGTTAGCGTTTGCGATACGTGATGCAGCTGCAACAAAGAATGAAGGGACCGAAAAGGAACCGAAAGAAGTATACAGGTTCAAAAGTCCAAATGACATATTGGATTATGAGGTTAATTACAATCGATTGCTTGATGGTAAAGAGATTGTGTTTACAGATGAACTTGAAGAAGTGGAACCTGAAAATAACAATTTCTTCAAAGCCATAGCAGAGATTAACAACAGTATTAAATAGCGAGGAGGTGCAATGATTGTCTAACAAAGATTATACTGTTTCAGCGGATTTAAAAGCGAATACAGGTAAGTTTAAAAAAGCTATCAAAACGGCTATTCAAACGTTACAACGGTATGAAAAAACAATAGCTAGGATTAAAGATGTTGAATTGAAAGCTGATGACAAGCTAATTAAAGAAAAAGTTAAACAAGCGGAATTAGCTTTGGAAAGAATTGACGGCAAAAAAGCAAATGCCACAATAGACGCAAGCACAAAAATAGCTGAAACTAAACTAAAAAATTATGAAAAAGCCTTACAATTTTTAGATAATAAATCAGTTAAAACAGCTATCGATTTGCAAGATAGACTTTTTGTAACTAAATTCAGTAAAACAAAAGCTGAAATTAATAAATTGGACGGTAAAACAGTCAATACAGAATTAGAAGTTAAAAACAGTGTTGCTAATAACAAGATTAGACTATTTAAAGCGTTGCTACGAAGCATACCGAATCGAAGAAAAGTTCGAGTCGATGTAGATGGAAAAGGTTCAAAAAATCCTTTTTCTAAAATGTTAGATTACCTCAACAAACAAAGTGATGAATTCGTAGCGCATATGGATCGTATCGCTAAATCAATCCGAACATTTGGGACTATTGGCGCTAATATGATTAAAGGCACGTTGTTGTCATCGTTTAGTGCGTTGATTCCAATAATTGCAAGCTTAGTGCCAGCGATTATGGCGGTTGGTAACGCTTTGGCTGTTGTCGGTGGCGGTGCTATCGGTTTAGCGGGCTCTTTTGCTATTGCAGGGGCTGGCGTAGTTGGATTTGGTGCGATGGCTATATCTGCAATTAAAATGCTTGAAGCTGGAACATTGCAAGCAAGTGCTGCAACTTATGCATACAAGCGTAGTCTTGAAGGTGTAACAAGTGAGTGGCAGAAAATCATTAGATTGAATGCTGATTCGATTTTTGGTGCTTTATCATCAGCTTTGAATGGTGTACAAACCACTTTAAAAAACTTAACTCCATTTTTAAAAGGTGTTTCAGAAGCTGTAAATTCTAGCGCGCAAAGTTTTGAGAAATGGGTGACATCATCTAGTACAGCTAAAAAAGCTTTTGAATCTATGAATACGTCAGGTGTTAAAGTCTTTTCAAGTTTATTGAGTGCAGCAGGCCGTTTTGCTGATGGGTTCGTTAATATACTAACGCAATTTACGCCACTTTTTGAGTTTGTAGCAAACGGATTGAATAACATGGGTGCATCGTTCCAAAAATGGGCAAACAAAGTCTCAACCCAAAATGGTATTCAAAAATTTATCGATTATGTGAAAGTGAATTTACCGATTATAGGTAAAATTTTCGGCGATACATTTTTAGGTATCTTTAATCTATTCAAAGCATTTGGTTCAAATTCTCAATCTATATTTGAATCGCTAGCACAAATGGCTAGTAGATTTAGAACGTGGTCTGAACAAATTGCTCAATCAGATGGATTTAAAAAGTTTATTGATTATGTACAACAAAATGGCCCGACAATTATGAGCTTGATTGGCAACATCATAATGGTGTTGGTCAATTTTGGTACAGCAATGGCACCTATAGCGAGCGTTGTACTAAATGTTGTTACTGCGATAACCGGTTTTGTTGCAAAGTTATTTGAAACTCACCCTATCGTTGCTCAAATCATAGGCTTAGCCATTACTTTTGCCGGTGTCTTAATGACTTGGTATCCTGTTTTATCGGGTATTGTTAAGTTTTTAGGTCCTTTAATATCAAAATTAGGTTTCTTAAGAGCGGTATTACCATTAATAGGTAAAGCTTTTTCTTTATTAAGCGGTCCTATTGGTTTAGTAGCGAGGTTATTACCGTTACTTGGCGCTGCAATCGGGTTTTTAACTTCTCCAATCGGATTAGTTATCGGTGCAATTATCGCATTAATTGCGATTTTCGTTATTTTGTGGAACAAAAACGAGGAATTTAGAAATTTCATCATCAATTTATGGAATTCAATTAAAGATTTCTTTATAAATCTGTGGACAACTTTAGCAACGATAGCATCTGTTTTATGGCAATTATTACTTACAACAATCGTGAATATTGTTATAAGTATACAAACGTGGTTAACAACAACATGGCAAAATATACTAACGTTTTTATCAACTTTATGGAATACGTTAATCGTGATTGCAACAACAATTTGGAATTTGCTTGTGACTGTTATTGTAACTGTTATCACTACGATACTAACCGTTCAACAAACGATATGGAATTCAATTTTAAGTTTTTTACAAACGATATGGAACACCGTTGTTTCGGTAGCAACAACTGTTTGGAACACATTAGTAACTGTTATCACAACTGTTTTAAATGCTATAAATTCATTTGTAACAACAATTTGGAATGCTATATACAGTTTCTTCGCTTCAATTTTAAGTAGAATCTCATCTACTGTAAGTCAAAAATTTAGTGAAGTTTATAGATGGATTTCAACAAAAATTCAACAAGCGTATAGCATTTTAAGCTCTATTTTATCGAACATGTGGTCGGTCGTATCAAGTAAATTCAGTCAAATTGTGTCTACTGTAATTTCAAAAATGGTGGAATTTTACAATGCCATTAAACAAAAAGTACAGGATTCGCTTAATGCGGTAGTCAATTTTGTTGGTGAATTTATGGACGCCGGTAGGAATCTCATAATGGGATTAGTTAACGGAGTGAAAAATGCAGCAGGTGCCTTAATTGACGCGGTAACTGGCGCAGTTAGTGGTGCTATTGATAAAGCGAAATCTTTATTAGGTATCAAATCGCCTTCACGTGTCTTTAAGCAGATTGGTGTGTACACAATGCAAGGTTTAGGAATTGGTGTTGATCAAGAGGGACAAAATGCAGTTGGTAGCGTTGTCGACGTCGCTAGACAATTAACGAAAGCGTTTAATCCAGTTTTAAGTTTGCCTAGCATATCTGATGCTACAAGTGGTTTAAATGGATTATCAGGATTAAGTGCAAACCTCACAACACAAATCCAACACACACATTCGTTTGAAACTAGCCCTAGAATGAAAACGGTAAGAATTGAAATGAGATTAGACAATGATGCAATTTACGGCATTGTTAACGATAAACAGGCAGAAAAACATTCAATCTTTGAAATGTAGGAGGTATCATAAATGGACATTAAAATCACGAAACTAGATGGTACTTCCTACCATTTAGAAGATTATAAAATGATTGTTAAAGACGTAATTGTAGAAAGTATAGAAATGAAAGATGATTATCAAGATTACGAAGGCATGCACGGCAGGCATCTTGTAAGTAGTTTGTATCATTCACGTAAAATACATGTACCCGTGTTCTTTGTGGCTGATGACAATCTAGATTACGCAATACAACGTAATTTGCTGTATGAGCTAGTACAAGATGAAAAGCCGTTTTATATTCAAGAATTGCGTAGACACGACAAAGTAAACTATAAATTTAAAAACACTTTGGCAACTGATTATCAACAAGTAGATGATCATGGTATACCTATTTTTGACGATGATAATCTTCAAGTGAACGCTAAAAGGTATCTCGTTAAACTGTCTAATGTGTTGACACCAGAACAAAAAAACAACATCGGTAATGTATCACTAGAATTTGTTACGACACATTTGCCGTTTGCTGAATCAGTTGAAACAAGTTTAGATTTGCACAAGCAACTAATCAATGGCTTTTGGGCGTCTGATGATGACATCGATTTTGATGACACTGCAAAACAAACGTATATTTTTAATAATGTTAAAGCGGGTCAAGTTTACTATCACGGTACAGTCCCTAACAAGCAATTTAACATGTACAAAAAGGTCAGAATAACAATAGGTAAAGCGACAAACGATTTTCAGTGGTCACTTTCAGGAAGTGACTTAATGCGTGTGAGTGGCGTTGAATTTAAGTCTGGTGATGTTTTAGAATATGACGGTTTAAGAATCACTAAAAACGGTCGCTCGGTTGTTAATGAATCTAATATTGCGTTACCGGTCTTCTTGCCTGGCTTTAACGAATTTAGATTTAACCAAAATGTAAAAAAAGCCGAATTTGATATGCGATTTTATAGTAAGTAGGTAGATAAAGAGATGATTAAATTACGTAATATATTAGGCGAAGCATATTTTCTGCAAGTACCAACAGAACTCACAGAGCGTATAAGTGGTGAAAGTCAGTTGACATTTAGCTTTTCAGAAAACGAAAGTAACAGAGAAATTGTAAATACGATTTCTAAAAAATGGCAAGTCACTAATGTTGGTGGTCAAAATGATGACAAAATCTATACGGTTGCTTTAGTTTCTAAAGAATCAAACTCATTAACAACAAGGGTAACTGTGCATTGCAAAGAAAAACAAATTGACGATTTAAAAGCAAAACGCATATACGACAATTTGACTGGTAGCTTTACCGCTGAACGTTTCTTTTCAACTGTTTTTAAAGGGACGGGATATAAATACAAATTAGATGCTAAAGTTAAAGCATTAAAATTTGAAAATGCGGGCGATGGTGACACTGTACTTGAGACCTTTCAAAAAGGTCTAGAACGCTATAATCTTGAATTTAAATATGTTCCAAAGACAAAAACATTTATCTTAACTAAAAAGGTCTTTCAAAAAGCAGACTATTTTATCGAAAACGGTACTAACGCTTTGAATTTTAAGTTAGAAGAAGATTCTTCTGAGTTTTATACTTACATTCGTGGTTATGGCAACTTTGATGATAATGTGAAATTTCAAGAAGCATCAATGCAACTTATCTACAAACATCCATTAGCCGATGATATAGGTATTTATGAAGCGCCCGCAATTATTGATGGCAGAATTAAAGATGAAGAGTTTTTACGTAACAAGATGATTAATACTGTTGATAACTCATTAAAAACATCTTTGACATTAGACTTTATCACATTACAAGAAGAATATGCTGAAGCGGTTCCTGTCGTGGGTGACCTCGTACCTGTTAAAGATGATATTATCGATGTTTTTGACTTTGTTAGGATTGTGGAAGTACAAACTAAACGAGATATTAACAATAAGATTTATGAGCAAAATGCGACGCTTGGTGATTATAAAAAGCAGGATAGGTACAATTCGAAAGTCAGCAATAGCGTTAGTCTTGCGAATAGCATCGGTGGAAGTTCTACAGACATTAGAGAAGCTAAAGACAAGATAAAAGGGTTTGTGTCAGCAGCTAACAATGTGTTGGACATGGGGAATGCGTTAAGAGCTGACTCGAAGGGTATAAAGTCGGTAAATAAGTTGTTGAATACTGTCTTTACACCTGACAAAGGCATAGCCATCAGTAACGACGGTGGTAAGACGTTTGTCACTGCACTTGATGGCGATGGGATAAATGTTGATGTTATACCGGTTGCGACGACAACAAAAAACGGTTTGATGTCGAAAGATGACAAAATAAAATTAGATAATTTGAATGGTGTAGGCTCGAGTAGACTTGGGTCTATTTTTTATAAGGAAGTGAAGTAATAAATGGCTGAAATTACTAAGGCTAGAACATTAACTTACGATGGTGAAGAGGTTTATGCTAGATCGCACATTGATGTTGTTGACGGTTTAGATAAATCAAAGTTATTAACTGACGAGCAAAAACAAAAACTAGAAAACTTTAATGCGGATGCAATTGATGTTGCAACGCCATCGAAAAATGGTTTGATGTCCGCACAAGACAAAACTAAACTGGACAGCTTAAAACAGTTCGACCCTGATACACTCACAAATGCGACTACTCAAAAAGCGGGCTTAATGTCCGCTGAAGATAAGCGTCGCCTTGATGAGTTGAAAACAAATTCAAACGCTTACGATAAAGGGTTATCAAATGCAACTGCATCCAGTTCAGTTATTGCAGCAAACATCAACAAATGGCCAAACGCAACTCAAACTGTAAATTTAAGTAAAAAAGTGAGCGAATGCCAAAATGGCATTGTGTTGGTATGGCGTTCTGACACTGAAGATGATAACTACCATTATCAATATGTACCTAAGTATCACGTGTCGGCTCATAGTACAACAAAAATTGTGCATCTAATCCCTACAAATTCCGCGAATGAATTTTGTACAAAAACAGTCATAGTAAAAGATAATGTCGTTACTGGTACGAATGACAACCATAATAGGACAACCAAAGCAAACAAAGTACGCTTACATGAAATTTTAGAATTTTAGGAGGTTTGGAAATGAAGTTAAAGTTATCTAATGTGTTTCGTGATTTTAAAAAAGATGTTGAAAGTAATTTTAAAGAAATTGATAAGTTACTAACTGAGTTACTCGACATTAAAAGCAAAACGAGTAATAAATATTTGGACAGTTTGATTGATACACTTTTTACTAAACGATATGATCAACTGCAAAAAGAAATCAGAGCAATTGTGTTGCCTGAAATGTCCCCTCTTGCAATTACAGAGGATTATGAAAAGAGTTTAAGTGATTTAAAAGGGGAGCGACATACATCACTCAAATCACGATTAGATGCAGATTTAAATCAAATTAAAAGTCAATCTCAAAAGACTGCTAATGATGATAGATTTATCGTGACTGAAAACGGTACAATCTTTGCTGATTTTGTTAAAAAGTCAAAGACAATCAAAAGTGTTAAAAAAATTGGGATTATTGGTGATTCTGTCGCAAAAGGTAGTAAATCAAATAAAAACTTTGGTAAATACCTGTCTGAAAAGTTAGGTGCTACTGTACAGAATGAAGCGGTAAGCGGTGCGACTATGTCAACAGTCAAGGCTAATTCCATTTATGAACAAGCTTCAAAAATCAGAAATAAGGATTTAGTTATCATTCAAGGTACTGATGACGATTGGTTATACAACGGCTCGTCAGGTGTTCAAATTGGAACAAGTAAAACAAATGAAAAAACGTTTTACGGTGCGTTTTGTAAAACAGTTGAATTGATTAAATCTAACAATCCTAAAGCTAAGATTCTTGTGATGACTGCAACGCGTCAATTGCCGGTTAATGGCACGACAATTAGACGTAAAGACACCGATAAGAATAGTCTAGGGATTGATTTAGAAGCGTATGTAAATGCGCAAGTGCTTGCGTGTTCAGAACTTAATGTACCGGTTTTTGATGCATACCACACAGACTTATTAGATCCATATAATCCTGCTTTCAGAGTTAAAAACATGGTTGATGGATTGCATCCGAACGAGCTCGGACACGAAGTAATTACACATGAACTGTTAAAAAATTACTACTATTTTTACGGATAAGAAAGAAGGTTAAATAATGGCAAATCAAGACTTATTTTACGATATTACTAAGCAAGGTACCTCACAAGAAAAGCAACAATACTTAGTCACGCGTGTTGGTGACGGCGGACTTAAAACTGTAACAATCACAGTGTGGTCGAATGGTACACCTTACAATCTTCATGGTCTTACACCTGTTTTCGAAGGCGTTAAACCAGATGGCGAAAAAATTATCGACACACGCGGTGCTATCGTATTAGATCCTGTCAATGGTGTATTTCGATACACATTCCCACATCAAGCAAGCACAGCGGAAGGCGAATATAGACAAGCCTTTTTTAAACTGAAACGTGGAGAGCAAACGGATTCGACGCTAGAAGTTAAAATTAACGTACTAAAAAATATGGTTGAATTTGGTATCAATTCCGAATCATATTTTACAGAGTATCAGCAAAAAATTGCTGAATTAGAGGAAAAAATCAATACGTATTTAGAAGAATTGAAAACAAAAGCAGCAGGTACAGAAGCTCAAGTTGAAGCGAACGCAACTTTAGCAAAAGCGTTAAAACAGCAACTAGATTTGATTCAATCCATCGCGAATGAGCGTGAATTACTGACAAAAGGTGAATTTAACGAGGCGCTCAATACTGTTAATAATAATGTTGATGCTATTAGTACAAAAATCGATACTTTAAAACGAGAAACTACTGAAGAATTAGAGCGTATTAAAGATGAAGTGACTGGAGTTAAAACGGGTGTGCTTGATGATGTTGCTAATATTACAAAATCGGGTGTGTACTACTTTAACAGTACAACGCAAAACGTACCGACGCGTAATTCTAACAATGCAAATGGTTATATTGAAGCTGTAATGAAAGACGCGAACAACGGTATGCTTACGATGTTAGGTTCGGGTTATGCTATCGAAAAGTACAATGGCAAGTTACATGGTCGTTGGGTAACTTCGGTACCGGTTAAGTTGTGGTCAGGTAAGCTGACTAAAGGACAAACCGCTACATTGAACGGCAATTGTCATGATTTTGGTAAATTGATGGTTGAAGTAGCATATACAACTAATAGATTTGCGGTTGAGTGGGTAAATATTCCTAACAACGGTAGCACTATTTATATGAATAACATCGGAATGCGTAGTTCTGATGGCGGATATAAAAATGGTCATTTGGATGAAGTTGTAATCCAAATTAAAGATGATACGCACATCCTTTTAAAAGAGACTTTGAAAGCAACTGGAGATGAAAAAGCGGTCGATTCGGACGCGTATATTTCTGCTATCTACGGCATTTATTAAGATTGCTCGAAATCTATTAAGGCGGTGTTTGTTTGGATGAGATAAAGAAAATTAAACAAGAAATTGCTGATTTGACTGAACGTGTTGATAGTATAGAACAGACAGCAAACGAAGCGGCCTCACATGTTGTTAGTCTGCGAAAGGAATACAGGAATGGTCATCAAGAATTACAAGAATCACACAAAGAACTCAAAGACAAACAAGAAAAAGTTGTTAATGAAAACTTTGAACAAACTAAAATTTTGAATCGTATTGAAGAGCGCTATCAAACGCAAGTCGAAGTTGCTCAAAACAACGAAGGTAAGACGCTAGCTTTGAATAAGTGGCTCGTTGGTGCTATTTGGGCGTTGGTAACAATCGTTATGATTGTTGTTATTACAGCGTCTATCAATGCGTTAATCCCTTAAGGAGGTGTTTATATGAGTTGGGCTAATTGGCTAGCATGTTACTTATATGGACGCAAATGTAAATAATTTTTGTAAGTCGACACTTTATGTGTCGGCTTATTTTTTGAAAGTGAAGTGATGTCATGGCGCTGCCTAAAACGGGTAAACCAACGGCAAAACAGGTGGCTGATTGGGCGATAAGTTTAATTGGTAGTGGTGTTGATGTTGATGGTTATTACGGTCGCCAGTGTTGGGATTTACCGAACTATATTTTTAATCGTTATTGGGGTTTTAAGACACCAGGTAACGCGCGTGATATGGCGTGGTATCGCTATCCAGCGGGTTTTAAAATTTATAGAAAAACATCTAGCTTTATTCCTAAACCAGGTGACATAGCTATATGGACAGGTGGTAACTACAATTGGAACACTTGGGGTCACACGGGTATTGTTGTCGGCCCATCAACCAAAGACTATTTTTATAGTGTAGATCAGAACTGGAATAACGCTAACTCATACGTTGGTAGTCCTGCAACAAAGATAAAGCATAGTTATTTTGGTGTAACTCATTTTGTTAGACCTGCATACAAATCGGAACCTAAGCCTACACCTATACCACCAGAAAATAAGCCTATACCGAAAGACCCTGAGCCGACAAAGAAACCCGAATCAAACAAACCAATATATAAAGTAGTGACAAAAATCTTGTTTACTACTGCGCGTATAGAGCTAGTAAAAGCAAATCGCTTTGTACACTACATCACCAAATCAGATAACCACAATAATAAACCTAATAAAATTGTTATCAAAAACGCAAACACAGCATTGTCTACAAATGACATTTACAAGTATCGAGAAGATTTAAATGAAGATGAAATTCCTCACTTTTTCGTCGATAGATTGAATGTGTGGGCGTGTAGACCTATTGAGGAAAGCGTACAAGGTTATAACAATGCAATAGTTTTATCCATTACAGAAGCTAGAACTGCAGTGAGTGATAATTTTAAGATGAACGAAATCGAATGCTTATCACTAGCTAAGCTATTATTAGAGGCTAACGGTAAAAAGATGAACACAAGCTCTATTGTTATCGATAAAAGCTCTTGGAGAACGTTCAAATTGCACACTGGTAAAGATTCTTTGAAGTCTAGTAGTTTTACTTCTAAAGACTATCAAAAGGCCGTCAACGAGCTAATTAAGCTATTTAACGACAAAGATAAGTTATTGAACAATAAACCAAAAGACGTCGTAGAAAAAATAAGGATTAGAACAGTTGTTAAAGAAAATACAAAATTTGTGCCTAGTGAGTTAAAACCTAGCAATAACATTAAGGACAAGCAAGACAGTAAAATTGATAGAATCATTAGCAATTACAGCTTAAAACAAGCTCTAAATATTCAATTTAAACTCAACCCAAAACCTCAAACATCAAACGGCGTAAGTTGGTATAACGCCACTGTAAGTCAAACTAGAGCTGCAATGGATACTACTAAAATATTTAACAACAACGTACAAGTTTATCAGTTTTTGAAGCTGAATCAATATCAAGGAATTTCAGTTGATAAGTTAAACAAGTTGCTTGTAGGCAAAGGGACTTTACAGAATCAAGGTCAAGCGTTTGCTGATGGTTGTAAAAAGTACGGCGTTAATGAAATCTATCTGATTGCACACGCATTTTTAGAAAGTGCTAATGGTACATCATTCTTTGCGAGTGGTAGAACCGGTGTATATAACTATTTCGGCATAGGTGCTTTTGACAACAATCCAAATAACGCAATGGAATTCGCACGCAGTCATGGCTGGACATCACCTGCTAAAGCGATTATTGGTGGTGCCGAATTTGTTGGAAAAGGATATTTTGACGTCGGTCAAAACACTTTATATCGTATGCGTTGGAATCCAAAAAAACCAGGCACACATCAGTATGCGACCGATATTAGTTGGGCTAAAGTTCAGGCGAAAATGATTAGTGCGATGTACAAAGAGATTGGACTAAAAGGTGAATACTTTATTTATGATCAATACAAAAAATAAAATTATGGAGGAATTTTAAATGATTAACTGGAAAATCAGAATAAAGCAAAAAACATTTTGGGTGGCGATGTTATCAGCCATCTTTTTATTTGCACAAAGTATCGCTAAAGTTTTTGGATACGACATTCAAGTTTATACAGAACAACTGACAGACACGTTAAACAGTGTTTTAGGGGTTCTAGTTTTAATGGGTGTTATTCAAGACCCGACAACACAGGGGGTTGGCGACAGTCATCAAGCACTTAATTATGAAGAACCGAGACAAAAATATTGAGGGGTGAATGACATGAAAACATATAGCGAGGCAAGAAGTCGTTTGCGTTGGTATGAAGGTAGATACATTGATTTTGATGGCTATTGGGCATATCAGTGCATGGATTTAGCTGTTGATTACATTTATTGGTTGTTAGGCATTCGAATGTGGGGTAACGCTAAAGATGCGATTAACAACGACTTTAAAAATATGGCTACAATCTATGAAAATACACTTTCATTCGTCCCACAAGTAGGCGACGTGGCGGTGTTTAGAAAAGGTATTTATAAGCAACACGGTCACATTGGAATCGTATACAACAGTGGTAACACAAATCAATTTTTGATTTTAGAACAGAATTTCGATGGCAACGCAAATACGCCTGCAAAGTTAAGATGGGATAATTATTATGGTTGTACGCATTTTATACGCCCTCATTACAAAAGAGAGAATACCACTTCTAAAATCGCTAATAAAATCAGTCCACCATCACATAAAGCGGCAGGCAATTCAGCTAGTAAGATTATCAGTGGAAGTAGAGCGCCGTATAACCTCAAATGGTCAAAAGGTGCTTATTTTAATGCGAAAGTTGACGGTTTAGGTGCTACATCGGCAACACGGTATGGTGATAGCCGTGCAAATTATCGTTTTGACGTCGGACAAGCCGAATATGTACCAGGTACTTTAATTTATGTTTTTGAAATCATTAATGGTTGGTGTCGCATCTATTGGAATAATCATAACGAATGGATCTGGCATGAAAGACTGATTGTTAAAGAAGTATTCTGATGACAAAATAAAAGTGTGATATACTAAATATCCACGACATGAAAGGGCGGTCATTGCGACTGCCCTGTTTTTTTATGCTATAATACATATAGATTACCGGTAACCAATCCGGCTTTATTTACCGCCCCTGTGCTAGTTGAGGGTGGTTATTTTTGTGTTCGTATTTATGTTTGGACTTTAAATCTTATTAATATATTTGTAAAATAAGTAGTGAAAGGGGGATTTAGAATGGGTATATCATACAAAGGCATAGAATATGATAGAAATCTAAGTCAAGCTACAGAAATGGATCCGTATATTTTTTACACCAATTCTTTGGAAATGAGAACAAGTATCACAGATTTTATGATTAACTTCACACAGCACACGCCTAACGGTTTTGTTGAAAATAGGAATATAATGATGAATCCTAGTTTGGCAAAACAGTTAAGGAATGCACTTGATGAAGCAATCAATCAATATGAGGAGATTCACGGACCGATAAAAGATATTGATACTCTTCAAAACGAATTTGACGAAGTGATTAAAGATGAGTCGAATTAATACCTATCCAATCAATAATCACCCCAAATTTACAAATAAAAAAGAGATAAACTCTTTACCGAGATATTATACTTCTTATAATATCAGAAGTGTTGGGAATACTCTTATTTCGGAGGTGGATACAATGTCATTAGATTATATTACACGCCCTGAATTTGAACAGCATCAAAAGCACATGGACACAAGATTCGATAATGTAGAGTTGAAAATTGATAACGCCGTAAAAAGTTTGAAAGAAGAAATAAACTTAGAAAAAGTCACATCAAAACGTTTTTGGATTGGTGTATCGATTCCAGCAATTATAAGTTTGATTAGTATTGTAATAAACTTGTTCTTTTAACCACACCCCATCGGTGTGGTATTTTTTTATGGAAACACCCCGCCTATTGCAGGCGGGGTGATACCGTTTTTGATACCATTTTAGTTTAAAACAGAAAAATACAGAAAATCTAACTTCCTGAAAACCTCATTAAATCAACGTTTTTGATTTTAAAAAATGTCAAAAAAACACAATTTAAATCGAGATGGAAGGTAGTATAGGCTAGTTGTAGTAGGCATGGTTGAGCGATTTTGATTGTCGAAAACTACCTTTTTGATACCTCTTTATTTTGATTATGTTCAAAATAAAGAGGTATTTATTTTACACAAGTTTTTTTATGTCGCTACCTTAATTCAGAAAGGATAGACTATATGAAAAAGCTTATGATGATCAACACAAGTCACCATCAGTTTGGGTATGACGAGAAGCCGAATGGGTTAGTGTTAGGCGAACTTGTTCATTTTTATGACGCTTTCAATCGTGAAGGTTACACCATGGACATATATATTAATGGGAGTGACACGCCTATCGATTCAGTCAGTTTAAACAAATTGATGTTAGATCGTGCCACTAAAACATATTATGAAGGTGCACATTTTATGGCGTTATTAAAAAAATGCGCAACCTATTACTCACGCAAATCCAAAAATGTATGAAAATCATGCAGGTATTCTGTGTGATTCATTTGCAATTTAGCTATCGTTCAGACACAATAATATTATGATTGCCGGTATGTATTTTCGGTGTATAAGGTTTGAGATGATAGGGAAGTAGAAATGATGTGCATGATATAGTAGGAGATAGGGTGAGACATTAAGCTTTCTCATCATCTTCTTTCTCATGTTTTTATTGCGCATTGTTAATTATAAAACAGTTGAAAAATGAAAATGGGTTTAACATATCGACTATTTTCTTATGCTAGAGATTAAGAGGGGGAACTGCTTAATGATCATTGCGATCATTTTACTCATCATTGTCTCTTGTTTCTTTTCGGGGAGTGAAACGGCACTTACCGCAGCAAACAAGGTCAAATTAAAATCAGAAGCGGACCAGAATCACCAAAGATCCGCGAAATTATTGAAGTTATTAGAAAAACCGAGTGAATTCATTACCACTATTTTAATTGGTAATAACATTGCGAATATTTTGTTACCGACATTAGTCACGATTTTAGCAGTAGATATAGGGCTAAGTGTCGGTATTGCGTCCGCGGTGTTAACGGTCGTCATTATCGTATTTGCTGAAGTGATTCCGAAATCCGTAGCCGCAACATTTCCAGATCCAATTGCACGTTTTGTATTTCCAGTGATACGCCTTTGTGTCATCGTATTTAAACCGATAACGGTCGTGTTGAATGCTTTAACAGATGGCATTAATCGTATATTGTCACGTGGACAAGAAAATCAAGGCATGTCCAAAGAAGAAGTGCGTACGATGGTGTCGATTGCAGGTACGGAAGGCGCATTTAACGAAATGGAACGGAATCGTATTCAAGGGGTTATGGATTTTGATCGTTTGAAGTTGAATGATGTCAGCAATACTCCGCGTGTGAATGTGACATCACTATCTGTAGAGGATACGTATGATGAAGTGTATGACATTGTGATGAACCATCCATACACGCGTTATCCAGTATATGAAGGCGATATCGATAATGTGGTAGGTGTGTTTCATTCTAAATATTTGTTAGCTTGGAGTAAAACACCCGATAAAGCAGTGACAGATTTCTGTTCAGAGCCGTTGTTTGTTTATGAACATAACCGTGCTGAATGGGTATTGAGAAAGATGACGGTCACACGTAAACATATGGCTATTGTACTTGATGAATATGGTGGTACAGATGCGATTGTGACACATGAAGATTTGATTGAAGAGATGTTAGGTATGGAGATTGAAGATGAGATGGATCGCGAAGAAAGCGATAAATTGAAACAAATCCGTTAAAGTGACATAAAAATATAGAAAATGGCTGGGAACATTTCATTGTGA